CGTTATTATTAACCGCAATAATGACTCCTTGTTTTGGTGAATTGGCATACAAAGCTATTTCTCCTTTGTTATTACCATATCCACGCTTTACAAACTTAAGCGGTGAAAAGTTAGAAGTCCAAAGAATAGACCCGCCGGCCGATCCACTAGCCACGTAAGAAAACTTCCTAGCCGCCTGGTCTGGTGTTGGAAAATCGTTTGTAAATTTACTGATCAGCATACAAATAGCCGTAGTGGTACACCCAAACCGACCAATTGAGGCCCTAGAACGCCCTAGATAGTTTGATGACCACCTTCTATCAAGTTGACATAATGAAATCATAAAGCTTTGATTGTTATGGTAGTAAAGCCATTATAGCAAAAATATCCTCTGATCCTTCTCTAATGTATGGTATTCCCTCAATTGCAATTAAAGTTGCTCCCGTGGCAGTATGGTCGTATCCAAGGGTTGCCTGTAAAGTTCCAGATGAATTAAATCTTCTAAGTATGTCTGATCCATCATTGCCATAGAAGTTCCCAGCACCGTCTACAACGGCCTCAGAAAAGTCTGTGCTAGTCGATCCACAAGTGGTGGTTCCTTGGCTTGTTAATGTCGTTCCGGAAATGCTAAACCTTTCAAAGACATGAAGACTAGCCGTTGTGTTGGCCCCATCTTGGTTTACATATAAATCAGTTCCATCAGAATAAAGACGGGCCCCGCTTGTCGTCCCTAAAGTTACCGTCATTTGAGCACTGGTTGTTAAGTCGGTATCATTATATCTATATATTCTATAAGCTGGCCCACCAGAATCATAAAGCAGGGCATAAATATAGACCCCCAGGTGAACAAGTCCTTGACAAGTGTCAGCATCTGCCCAGGCGACAGATATAGCCTCTCTTTGATAGTTTCCCCCACTTCTAGCATCCCAAAAAAGAATATTGTCAGGCGTTGCGGCTTCTTGGTTGGCTACCATTGCAAATCTGTCCTGCCAATATAGTGGGGTTGTATGAGCTGGGCTAATTGCCCCAAGCCTAGCAAGGTTTATCTTTGGCTCTGGGGGGTTGGTTTCTTGAATATCAGTAAATAAATTATTTGGGTGCGTGGCTAAAATAGTGTCACCAGCAGAAACGGCACTATAATTATATCCACTACGGGGATTAATCCATGGTATTGCCATTGTTTTTTGTTAAAGTTAAATAGTCGATTATATGAGTGCTACCGATCATCATGTAGGGGCTATCCTCTCCATAGAACCACTTGCAAAACCCTTTTTCATCAAATGATTTAAACTGACTCAATAAAGCCTTGGCCTGGTTGCTAATTTTTACAACGACCTCTTTTTTTCCTCCTTCAAGATCATTTATATTAATTGTCATTGATTGTAATAATTGATTGAACGTTTAAAGTTTCGACCCCTGATTTGGTGATGGTCGCTGTAAATCGATTGAACAATTGACCAGTGTCGACTGTTCCTGATCCGTCTATAAACATCCCATATTCTTCAAAAGTTCCGGTCACTTCGGCGGCTGTGTAAAAAGTTTCTAAATATGCGATATTGTTGGAAAAAGTCCCAGAGCTTAAAGCCTTTCTATAAGTTTCGTTTCCTAAAGTGGCGTCGCCAACAACTGGGGCCGTGTTGTCATCCCCAAGGGCTGTATAGTTAACCGTTCCCGTGTAAGTTGTAGTTCCTCCCAGCCTTTGGGCAATGACAGATCTACCGACTGTAGTAGTGACGTTCTTAACTGCAAACTGAGATTTTAAAAATTTATGTTCAAACTTTTCGATTAAATATCTATATTGCTCCCAGTGTGATCTGTGCTGTTCTTCTGTTTTGCAAAACTGTTTTTCAAAAGCAAGCTTGTTAATTAAGCTTTCAAGATTTTTAGCCTCAGGGCTTTTGCATTCCATGACTGAAAAAACATGGATTCCACTTGAAGATAAACTACTGTTGTTTTCTAATTCTTTTTTCATAATTTTAAAATTCCAAATTTATAATAAAACATTTATCCATAGTCTGCCAAGCCATATCTTGAAAGTAGAGTTTGCCCAACGCCATTTGGTTCATATCTCCAAGTGCCAGAAGGAAAATCAAGAGCCAGATTAGTTTCTGCACAAAGTACCTCCTCGCTAGAGGTTGCCCTTTCATCACCGCCATTAAGCTGGGCCACATTAGATTCAGCAAATAAAACTTCTTCACTAGCATCAACAAAGTTGGAAACTATAATGTCGGCATTGATTTGCAATCTGTTTTTTTGTGCTAATAACTTTTGGAAAAATTCCATCACCCCGAACAAGGTCGAGCCGAAACTTACATTGTACTCAAAATAATCAAAAAATTCTCCGCCTCTTTGTTTTGATGAAACTTTTTGAATTAAAAAATCACCGGTAAAATTTACCTCTCTGTTAGTGTCGTTAAAGGTCATTATTTGCCCGGATCTTAATCCTGCTTGATCAGTTGAAAAACCGCCTGAGATTATAGGGTTGGCAAACTCTAATACTTGAGCCTGTGCAATCTGAATTGCTAAAGCCTGAGAATCTATATTGTTGTCATTATAAGTGTCTAAATCAAAAATCCCATCGCCAAGCCCCCTGGCTTTCAAAGCGTTTACACTGGCCGGGTCTGTATATCTATATTGAACCGGAAAACGTGGATTATATTCAAATCTAATAAAATGCACCTCGGTGATGGTTTCCTCTGAGGTGGTGGCCTTAATTGATTGAGCATTAGAGTTATAGACATAATCCACGGCGGTCTCATCGGTTAAACCTTCAATCCCATCCGTTTTGGCCGTGTCAAACTTGGAGAAAGTATCGCCATTAGTTTGACCTGTAACCGCTTCCACTGTGAAACTATTAGGGTCAGGAACCGTCAAAACTTCTCTTACTACATTGCTTCTTGACCTCATTACAACGTGATCGCCAACCAAGAGCCCATGGGCGGTTGCTACAACCGTTGTAGTGGTAGTAGTGGCCTCCATTGTGTCCGTTGACGTGTTGTCATCTATTGTAATGTCTAGGTTTGCGAACTTGTTAGCTACTACCCACTCACGCTTGGCATTATCACCAGGGAAAATTTGAGCAAAGGGAGTTGTAGAAACTTGCTCTCCTCCCTGTACCACAATCCGATTCCCTAGATTCGACTGGTCAATGTCAAATCTTAGATTGGTGAAATTATTACTAGTGGTAGTAATGCTAAAGGGGGCCGAGTCAGCTTCTAAATCTTTAAAATGTAAATCTCTTAAATAGTCGACGTACCAAATAAAAGACCACGTTTTAGAAAGTGTTTGCAAAACACTAGTAGGCTGTCCAAAAGCAATTCGATAGTCATCAATCGCAGGAGTGTCAAAAACGTTGTACAAAGTAAAAGACCCCTCGGCTAAAAATCTAAGGCCGTTTAATAAAACGGTACTAGAAGAAGATTCCACTATTACCAGTGCGGCATAATCCGCAAGTTGCCAGTCGGGAGTTCCGGTCACTGATCCATCTATAAAATTAGCTTTTATATAAGTCCATTCGTTGCTAGTAGGAACGGGCAAAGTTAAACTTATATAATTAGAAGCGTCAGAGCCAACTTTTAAGGTGATAGAAGTAATCGCAGAAAAATCAGATGGTTTGATCCAGATCATCATCGCCCCCTCGGAGGGAGTTCCGGAGGTTGCACCGGTAAAATCTGAGAAGTCTACTTGATTTAAACCGGCCGTAAAAGTAGCGGTTCCGGATGAGTTTGCCCACGAAAAAGACCCTGAGTTTGTAGACTCTACAAAAGAGGAAGTGTCAACATTCGGATTTGATCCGTCCCCTGATTCTATCCAAATGGCTCGAATAGCAGTTGCATTTTCATATTCAAAAGTATCTAAATTCTTGCCATAGTTTACCGTATTGTTGACAAAATCGTTAATTATATAAAGAGCCCCAACATCCTCATAGGTTTCGTTTATTAACTTTTTATTAAACAACTTTGAATAATCGGTGCAATCGATGTCATATTCCAAAATGCTTAAAACTTGCACGTTTCGATCAGAAACTCTTGAGATAACACCGCCGAACAACAATACCCCTATTTTATCCCCAACACTAACCGTTCCCGAAGGTGCGGCGGTTAAAGTAATTATATTGGTGGCCTCTACATAGCTTAAAACGGTTACTGTTTCCTCGTCACTGTCATTGATTCGGATTCTTAAAGATTGGCCAGTAAAAAAATATCCAACATCAGTTTGATAATAAGGATCTAGCGTAAGAGTCACACCGCCACCAGCTACCGCGTTAATTGTAGTACCTTTATAAATTTTAATATCATCATTTTCAGAGGGAACCGAAACCCCGGACAGTAAACTAAACTTGGCAGTGTCCGCCCTTTGTTGTAATTGACTATCAATAGTCAAAGAATCCGCTTCAACGTAATCAGTAACCTCCGAACTGTTAACAAAAATATAAATCATTTAAACGACTTTAACATGCTGCTGAAGTTTTCGGACAACCACATCCAAGATCTCCTCGGCTGCGGCCTCACTTGAAACAGGGCCATTGATATTAATAGTAATATTAGCACCCCCGCCGTTTGGTACGATTTTCCCGCCTTGATTAGGTTGGAAAACCTCAGGCCCTCTTTCTCCTACTAAATAAGATGAGTTAGAAGAAACTGGACCCCCAGAGGCCCGGCCTGGCATTCTGGTTGCTCTACTCGCTCCGGCTTGGATTGCATCAATTCCCATTTTTTGAGTTTGATTATCCAGCCCCGCCAGCTCATTCATCAATACTCTTACCTGGAAAATAGATCTTTCGATTGACCCGTTAAGCTCGTCACTTTTTCCAACTTCTTCGCCCATATACTGAGTCAACAAGTTTTTACGCTCCTCCCAAAGCCCCTCGATTTCAGGAAGTTTGCTTTTAGCTTGGTCAAGTTCTTGGTTGTAAGAGTCCAGCCTATCATTTAACCATTTTTGGTTTTCTTCTCTTTCCTTTTTAAAAACTTCTACTGACTGTTCAAGTCTAGTTAAATTGTTAACCCTTTTAATCTCGGTTACTTGATTTTCAACACTTTTAACAAGTTCAAGATTCCTTTGCCTGGCCGCTTCCTCTCTTTCAAGTTCATTTAACAAAGACGCTTTTTTAGCCTCGTCATCCGTGGCCCTTATTTCTTCTTTAATGTTTGCGATGTTCTGCTCACTTTCTACAACCGCCTCAGCAAACTTTTGTTGACTAGAAGAGTCCTTTTCTTTGAACTCCCCAAAAATTCCGTCTAACTCCTCTCTTAATTCTCTGATTGTATCGCTGGCCTCTTTCACTCCTTTGTCAATTTCCCTTGTCATCTCAGCCATAGACTTGGCGGCTGCACTTGCTAGTTCTTCATGCGACAAAGTAGCCTCGTCGACCTCGGTTGCATAAGCTTCAAAGACCGCAGCTGTATCATTAATCCCGACTTTAACCTCTTGGCCAAAAGCGTTTACAATAGTAATCACCTCACCCATTGCAGCCTGTACCCGTGGCGTTGCTTTAATTGCACCATCAGCAAAGTTTTGTATCATATGCTCCCCATAGATCTCAGTAGGCATCAATGGATTTGTGGAGAACTTTAACGAATTTACAATACCAATCGCCGTAGATACCGCCCCAGATAAAGCAGGGAAGTTTGCTTGTATTCCTGCAATAAAATTTGATAAAAGATGAGACCCCCACGTGCTGGCACTTAGGGCGGGTTCTTGCATTTTTGAGCTGGTGTCGCTTGCTATTGTAGCAACGCTCCCGGATATGTCTCCTTGTGCAGATTGAAAAGCAGCCGCCATTAATTGGGTGGCGGTAGTGACCGCGTCTTGACCTTCTTCGCTAGACTTCATAATAACCTTAGCCTTTTCCTCAAAGGCTTTTTTTGTGTCATAAATTTCTTGTCTTTCCTTAATGCTGTTTTTCTCTAACTCTTTCAACTGTTTATTTAAAGCAGAGCTAGACCCTTCCACGGCGTCTTCAACGGCAAAACTATATTCAGACCATCCATGCTCAGCACTTCCCAGGGCCTTAGTGTTTGTAGTGGCAAAATCTGAAATTTTTGAGGCCAACTTTTCTCTTTTACCTTGTATCTTTTCAACGGCCTCAGAGTCTCCTTTTGCCCATGCCGCAGCTTCTTTAGTCGCGAGCTTTTGGTTGTCAATCAAAAGGCCATAAAACTCACTTTGAACCGCCCCCGCCTCTTTTAAAGTCCCGGTTTGATTTTCATTAACTATGTTCAACCTGTTTTGAGATTCGGCAAGCTCATCAGTAGCTTTTTTTGACCCCTCTGTCGCCTCTTTTATTCTTTGGTGGGTTGCCATTAACTCATCTAACTTGGTAATAAAATCCCCTACTGAGGAAACTATATTTGCTAAAACCCCCTGACCAACCTCGGTTTGAGTAAAAAACAAAGCAAGGGCCCCGGCAGCCAACCCCAAGGGGCTCGCCAAAAGACCAAGTATCCATCCCAACCCCCCCAGCACCCTCAAAAAGCCACCAAAAATAATCAGCAGTGGGCCAAGAACAACCATGGCCTCCCCAACGCCCAGAATAAAGTTTTTTTGATCGGTTGTAAGGCTATTAAACCATTTTGAAAGGCCTTGCACAGCTTCAAGAGCTTTATTGGCCCCTTGCTTTAAAAGATCAAAGGCACCCCCCTCTATAATTTGCCCGAAAGTTTCGGCCTCGGTAGATATTCCCAATAGCTCCATTGAGGTCCTTGTAAATTCATCGTTAATATTGCTCAAAGTCCCTTTAAGGGTTTTTGATTGAGTTTCCATTAAATTATGGAACTTGCCACCCTCCTCTGACATTAAAGCAAAAGCCCCCTCAACGTCTTTAAAACCGACCTGCCCCGTGCTTACCATTTCTGAAATTTCGGCAGTAGTAACCCCCATTTGCTCGGCAAGGGCCTGATATATTGGTATTCCGTTCCGTGCAAAATCCATCAGCTCTCTTCCAGTCAACTTCCCTTGAGTTGCTACTTGACCATAATTAGCCGCTATTCTTGTAAGGTCACCCCCAACCCCCGCCACTGCATTCCCCAAAGCATTCAAAGCAGGAATGGCATTTTCTTCGGTAATCGCCCCCATTGCTAAAAGCTGAGTTCCTGTTTCAACAACCCCCTCCAAAGAAAATGGAGTTGTCGCGGCAAATTGTTGAAACTGCTCTAGCATTTGACTCCCCTTTTCCGCAGAGCCGAGCATTGTATCCAAACTAACTTTGAACTGTTCAATGTTACCAACCCTTTTCACCATGCTTTTTCCGAGTAGGGCGATTGGTACGGTCATGGCCGTGATCTCTGCCCCTAGCATTTGCATTTGTCTTCCGGTCGTCCCCATGCCTTTCGCAGAAACTTTTAAACTACTTTGTAGTTTGTTAAAAGTTTTAGTGAACTGATCAATCGCTAGGATGGTAATTTTACTTACAGCACTCATCTTTTAGAATTATGTTTTCTTGATTCTTTTCGGGCTTTTATATTATCGCCTTCAATGCAAGCGATTAAATGCTCAATTCTTTTGTAATCGTGTTGATCCCAATCAAGGCCATATCTCTCAGACAGTCTATAATCTAATATAATATGGCCTACTCCTTTCCTAACTTTCCCACTAATTAAACTATTTTTAATAGCCTCTATTTCTTTTTTTTTGGCGTGTAGTGATCCATGATCTTAGTAATAAGATCTTGAACGGTTTGAAAATCTAGTTTCTCGATATTTTCAGGGAGGCACTCTACTTCTTCACCGCTTTCACTTGTAAAGCTCCAACCTTTCAGGGCTTCTTTTAACAAAGGTAAAGCCATGGCGGTTACATCTCCCTCTTTGTTTAAAGAGAACAGAGTCTGCATTGACTGCCAAGAAACTTTATCTTTGATTTCTATCCAATCCCCGCCATCTAGTTCTATTTTTTGCGTTTGTTCTGAGACAAATCTAGACATAATAATTAAATTAATTTTATTAATAACTTGCAATATCATTGACCAAAAGAACTTGAGCTTCAAATCCGGCGGTAGCGTCATAAAAAGAAGTGAACGGAATTTCTTCGTTTACAACATCATCAGCTGATAAATTGGTGTCATAATTATCAAACTGAACTTTAGGATAAAGAACTTCTAATTTGTAATTAACTCCAGTAGATCCAATCTCTCCGGATTCAGTAACAAGCTTTACAGACTGGTTAGCATTTACTCTGTAGCTTCTAAAGAAGTCCTCATTTTCGTTGTGTAAAGTAAAGGTTCCTGATCCTGTAAGTCCTTTTTGTAAAAGGTCACTTGGAAATCTGTTTTCGAAATTAGTACCTCTTGCAGCGTGTCTTTCTTCAAACTCACTAGTCAAAACCATTGTAAAATCCTGAGCGTCAAAATTAGCAAGGCTGTCCTTGTCAACTCCTAAAGACATTTGAGAACATCCAACCCATGCGTATTCGTCAACAATTGTGTAGGTAGGAGTTTGAGGAGCAAGAACAATTAAATCACCAACGGCCAAAGAAGTTTCTAGGTTAGTAATATCAAGTTCAAGATTTGCACCGTCTACGGTTCCGATTGTATGAGTTTTTACCGCAGCAGATAAAAAATCTAGAAAGACTCCAGTGCTAGGCCTATAAACTTTGATTGAATCGGTAGCAACAAACCCCCCAGTTTGATCGACAGGGATTGATTTTGAACCAGCTCCAGAGGTAACTGCAGCCGTTACTTTGGCATGCCTTAGAATACCTTGAGCCATTACTTGACACCCTCCAGTCATTATATTGTCAGACTGAGCCATAGAATCTAGGCCGTGAAACCTCACCCCATAGTATCTAAAAGCTCTATCAGAATAATTTAATTGCAAAGAATAAGTCACTGTATTATCGGCCGGAACTCTTGAGGCGTGACCATAAACAGTTGCATCATAAGTACCAAGGACGGCAGTTGAAGAAGAAGTTCCACCGGTTAAAGTTTCCCCGTCTGTTAAAACTCCGGATACTGTACCTAGTATAAAAAAGTCATCACCTGCAAATAATACGATGGCGGTTTCGGATGAAGTCCCACCCGTAACCGTTTCCCCAACCGTGAAAGGTGCAGAAACAGAACTGATATCTACATAAGACCCAGAGGTTACACCCCCAGAAATACCGTTTAAAAAATGTCCAAAAGTTTTTGGTTCGATGTTTAAGTTCACTGATCCGGTAGGGGCTTTGATTGTGTTCTTGATCGCTCTTTGATTTACTGATCTATTTCCAGAAATAGGAATAGAAGGAGCGTAGTCAAATGCCGTCGCGATATCCTCATCATTGATGGGAATAAAAACGTTAGGAATCACGGCAGTATTTGCCGTAGTTTCTTTTTTTAGGGAGACACTGCCTGCCCTTGAATAGGTTTCTGCCATGATTTTAAATTAATAATTTATTATTTAGTTTTTCCTTTGACGCTAGTGACTGTTACATCCGAGGTTTTACTTGTCGCTGTAGCTACTCCCTCCCCTCTTGTTTCTAGTTTTGTAGGCTCTTCTTTTAACGCCCCCTTGGGCTGTTCTTGTTTTACTTCTTGCTCGCTTTTCCCTTTCTCTTCTTTGGCGTGCCCACGATCACAAAGAAGAGCAGCTATAGAGTCGCTTACCCTTACTTGTTGGCCTTTCCTAAAGCCGGGCATGCCAGGAATAGAAACGTCTTGAATTATCCTGATTAGTTTCATGATCGATTGGTTAATTGTGTAAATGCTGATAACTGAACTTGCCCTATCATCATCAACTTATTATCTTCGTTGCTTTCATTATAGCTAACAACAATATTATTGTTAAACAAATAGTTTGTTCCTTTTATGTTTCTTCTTAAAACCCCCAAAACGCTAGTAGCTTTTGGCACGCCGTTGACGTCTCTATCTTCTATAAAAGTTCTTACCGCTTTTTGAGCGTCTAAAATAAAATCAGCTTCAACACCGCCAGATGAAACCTTTTCAAACACATTGACCATCACGTCAATGTTTATATTGTATTGCCATTTATCACGTTGCAAGCCTAGCTGATCACTAACTAATACCGTAGAATTTCCAGGATCAGGATAAATACAAATAACCGGCAAATGAGCTTTAGGGATTCTATTAGTGCTTACACTTCCCACATAATATTTGTTTATGTCAGTCGTAGACATCCCAGCAACTAACAGCGTCCTGATTTCTTCAAGTAAAGCGTTCATTTTATTTGGTTATAGACTCGACGTATTCATCAAAGATATCTTCAACAATTTTTTCAACATTGTTGTTAATATCTAGCATCTTTCTTTCGGGCTGGTTGTATTTAAAATAAAAAGTTCCATTAGTAATCGTTACTTGATTTTTACTTGCCTTAAATGTAAAACCTTTTTTCATTTTCCCAGTCCAAACTAAGATTTGGCCGGTAGACATTCCCCCTTTAGAATAATGACCCCACCGCCTGGCCCTAGCGACCGCAGTACTTGCAGCGTGGCCCTTCCATTTGGATCCGATCGCACCCCCCTGCGTATCAAAAACCTTTTTTCCAAAGAAGTCTTCACTCAAATCTTTCCCTGTTTTTTTAAACGGTTTTGACAAATCTTTTAAACCTCTGTCAAGAATGCTTAACTGCTTAGTAACCTCCCCATTGTCAATTTTGAAAGTGATCATTTTAAAATTGTTGCTCCATTTTAAACTTAATTGGTGTCGTCCCGTCATTTGTTAGCGCTGTAGTAGGATAGAAAGAGGGTTTCCATCTGTCGGACGTTGCTAGTTCGGTGCCGTCTGTAGCGATCAATTTTATTTTCCTGTTTCTGATTGACTCTAAAGTAGCGTTCACATCATCCATCATTTGACCCACGTCAATACCGTTTCCTACTTCGATGTTTACGTTTTGGTCTGTAAACAAATAAACAATTGTAAGGGTCGTAGATAAATGCTGAATGATCGCAGGCGTTGAGGCTAAAGGAAGGGTATAAGACTCTGCTATATAGCCGTCAATATAGTTATCAGCCTGAGCAATCGACCGATTAACATAAGTGTCGTCAATTAACAAGCTGTCATTAAACGGACTTTCTACCCGAACAATTGCCGCCGTTGTATATGCCATGTTTACAAGGTTATTTTTTTAGACCTCTCTATAATCGGCGTTACTATACGCTTTAAAACCAGCTCATAATATCCCACCCCGATTAAAAGAGTTTCTATGATCTGTTTTCCCGAGCTTAGTTCTATGCCATCAGTAAAATATTTCCAAATAAAAACCCCTGCTGTCGAGGCTATAAAAGCAAACCCGATTATGATCGCTTCTAATAATTTTTTGTTTTGTACTTTAGGCAAAAAGAATTTAAAAAATTCTGTACCTAATGTAACCACTGCTCCTATTAATAATTCCATAATTTTAAATTTAAAATAATAAACCTTGAACTGCATCTATTATACCAGTCCTTACGTCCTGAATTGCAAATAAATACATTCCTAAAAAAACAAACCCTGTTAGTTTCGGGTGTTTGATCAAGAAACTTAACACCTCTAAGTTCTTTAATTTCTCATCAATGTCATTAAGTTTTTCTAGTCTTTGTTTATTAATCTCAATTGATCCTTGTAACTCTCTTTTCTGCAATTCAAATTCATTTTTGTCTAAATAGTTTTTCTCTAAAGTTTTTGAAAGCATTTCAACTGCTTTCATTAAAGATTCCATATCTTTCTGTATCGCAATATCTAAATCATTTCCCCTAGTTAGCTTTTCATCAAAAGCATCAAATTTTCTTTCTAAAAGTTCAATCCTTCTCTGCGTTTCTGTGCTCATCATGTTGTGGTTTATGTAGCTAGGGAAGTTAGTTATTTGAAACTTAAGTTCATCTAAAAAATCCTCCAAATCTTGTTTACTCAAATCTGTCAAAGCCATAAGCTATTACATTAAAATTATCTGCAGCAGTTCCAGCGTTGTCCCTTACCGTCATTATCAATTTTTGATTAGTTCCTCTGTCTAGCTTAATTCCGTAAGGATAAATTATTTTTGCTAAATCAAAATTAATAAAATATCCATAATCATTAGTAGCCCCCACCCCCCGTACCTCCCAGGCTGTGGGTATTAACTCTAAAGAAAGCCTGAACATATCTTGATTCGATTTTATTCCGTCGTGAAGATCTTGCTGACCAAACCGTGATTCATAAAATAATCTGGTCCCGTTGCTTAAAGCTGTCCCATCCGCCCACTGGAAAGGCTGGGCAGAGGCCCCATATCCAACTATTATGTTTAAATTAGAAATATATCTGTCATTTTCATCGTCGGCCTGTACATAAAAATCGACGTTAGTCACTGATCCATTAACGCCCATGTCATTACTACCAGAGGCCGTCCCGTCTACTGTTAAGTATTGCCTGAACGGTTTAGTTTTTTGCGATCCTAAAGGAGGGTAGGGCAAATTGGTAACTAAGGCGGCGTGCTCACTAGTTATGCCCAGCCCTTTTTTGTTTCCAGTAGAGTCGAATAATTGGGATTTAATCATATTAATTTAATCTAGTTACATCCTCGTAATGGAAAAATATATCTATTTCAGCTGTTCCAGTAGTTCCCGTGTCATACTCTGCCGCTATCGCATCGCCAGGGCCTAAGATCAAGGCGTAATGATAAGACATTTCCCCCTCCCCTCCTGCACCGTTCCTGTGCGTTCCAAGTTGTTTAACCGTAGTTAAACCGGTAACAGCTGCACTGCCGTAGACGCTGGCCTCGGCTGGTGTTCCTGATGTTAGATTTAAATTAGAGGCTGTCAAAGCAGTTCCCGCGGCTGTTCCTGTTACTTGCCAAAGTTTCCAGAGTGCGGCATTTGCTGAATGATATTCGACCCGTTCAATAAACAGATTTTTAGTGGTAGAGGTGTTTTTTAAATAAACAGCATAACTCCCAGCCGCCGCACTAGCAACGGTTGAAACAGCAATGAATGCCAAGCCGTTGTCTCTGCTAATATAAAATATTCTCTCAGCTGTTTTTGAACTTACGTTTAATCTTTGGGATTCACTAACCGAGGCTTGAAAACCTCTACCTTTTCCGTCTTCGATTTGCATGATTATTTTTTAAAATTGTTTATAAATCGTTAGTATCTTCAATGTGTAGAACTAAAGCCACATACACTTCGACGCTACTATTCCCAGTTTGAGGGGTAATATAAACGCCCAAAGAATTGCCACGCTCTAAAATCTCGTCAATAGAAATAACAGCCCTTCCATTTGCCGTAGCAAATCCTAATATATGATCACCGTTCCCTGTTAAAGTTTCCCCTGTAGCACCTTTATAGGCTAAGGCTTGCAAATCTACGCTTGAAGAAAAGTTCCGGTTACTTGTGACGTCAACATCATTTGCGTTTGAAATGGTGGTTCCTGTGCTTGGATTTTTAGAAAATCTGAATTTTGGATTAGTACCACTACCCCCAGTGGAAGACCCACAACCAATTATAATGGTAGTAATATGAACCTTGCTTTCCTCGTTGTTTTTAAAATAAAGAACAGGCGTTTCACTAGTGTTTGTTAAAGTGATAAACCCCGTATTTATATTATAAGATTTACCATCTTTGGTGGCTTGTTGACCCTCGTCATTAGTCACGGCCCTAGTATGTAGCCTGTTGTTTAGATCTATTTTTGCTAGATTCCCTTTTCCTGTACCGTCTTTTATTTGTTCAGCCATTTTATAATAATTAATCTATATCTTGTTTTGTAATGTTTTCCCCTGTCATTAAAGATAAATGTAAGTTCATTATTTTTAATTGTTCAATAATTCCATTTAATAAATCCATGTTAGCGGCTGGCTCTGAGTTGTCTTTCACTATAGAAACGTTTTCAAATCTTGGTTCAATGTTTCCGGTTTCCGCTTCAACATACTTTTTAAGCTTAGGCTCCCATCTCTTGAGTTTGCCATCTACAGCCTGAGCCGTGTATTTATTTTGATTGGTCATTGTTTAAAAATCATCTTTAAAAAAATTATAATAAGCAAGACTAACCTCTGAGGCTGTTAAAGCCACCCGTCTAATAATCGGCCTGTAAAGGTTCGCTGTCACAAAATAGAACCCAGAGGCTCCGGCCGTTGCAATGTATAGGGTCCCGTTTGTCGATAAAGTACCAGCAAGACCAGCAAAGCTCCCCGAGGCGTTCAAAATTCCGTTTATATATATTTCAGCCGTCGCCCATTTCATATTGATAACAACGTGCTTGACCCCAGAGGTTGTCATATCAACACTACCAGAAAGATTGGCACTAGTATTATTAGTATCTCGACATCTAAATTGAAGGGGATTACCTGCCGTGTCGTTTCTTAATAAAACATCAAAGCCATGATTCCCACTTGCCCCTACAAGTCCCCCATCATCTTTTACCTTTTGCATCACACAGAGAATAGTCCCACCATCTACAACTTGCCCTACCGCAAATTCAATTGAAAAGTTTACACCGTTCGCAAAATCTAAAGAACCATCGTCAGGGTATGTCATGTACTCAGTGCCCGTCAAAGTAACCCCATTAGGGCTTATTTGAGCGGGTTTAGTCGATCCAGTAACACCGTCTCCAAGTTGTAGGGTACTCCCTAAAGTTCCAGTGTTCGCAGTAGTAAACCCAGTTTGAGAACTTAGGCTTGCATAAAGAACGGCCGAGGATGGTTTTAAAATATCGGGATCACGAGTGGACGGGGTGGCCCTGCTAGACGCAGCAACCCGACCCGATGACGTAACCCGACCTGCCGATGAGATTCTAGCCATTTTTATATAAAGTTATAGTCCACTAATAAATCTGTGGCCGTCCCTGCGGTGTAAGTTCCTGCAGCTGTTGAGTTTGCGATGGCAATTCCAGTTGAACAATAGGCCCCGTCTACTCCTAAGTCGTGCCTTGTCAAAATAACCTGTGAATTTACAGGGATTTGATATTTTCTAATGGCAGTAGCTCCACCTGCTGGAGTTGTAGCGGTATTGTGGATTTGAAAATATCTAACGCTAGCCGTCGTGTTCGTAACCGCTGCATAGATTAAAGTCCCGGCCGTGGCTTTTAAGTTCGTAGTTGTAAAGGAATTATTTGTTCCCGAGGTTCCTTTGTAGGTAGCGTTTGCAAGTGGTTTTTCTACGGTCGCATAAACTCCATTGGTGTTATCCTCAGCAACTGGCATTTCTTGTTCGATAACTTCAATGGCTCCACCGGCTCCGGTTCCTATTACTGTTTTTGAACTAAACAAGGAAATAGTATCCACTAAAATTGCTGTCAACGTGTTTCCAGCGGCGTCAAAAACAACCGAAACGCCAATATAG